AGTGAATTGCAACAGATTCAAACAAACTAATCATGCCGTTAACACCTGCCAAAGCAGAGTTCCTCCGCCGAATGGAAATTCGCGGAAGTTTTCTCGCGTGGTGTCTCGTAGCTAACCCAGGGTTTGTGCCCGCAAAACATCATCTTCTTATTATCCAGGAGCTTGAACAACTCGTAGAGAATCTTTTCAAGGCGTTGGTGCGTGGCTACGAAGTACCAGAAGAAAGCTTGCGGTTAATGGTCATGACGCCGCCGGGCTCTGCGAAGTCCACGTACATCAGCAAACTCTTTCCTCCGTGGTTTCTCGCTCAGTATCGCCGGCTGGAGTCTTTGCTTCGTGAAGCCAAAAAACCCATCGTACCACTCGGCATCCTTGCGTGTTCTCACTCTTCGGACTACGCCAACAAATGGGGTAAGATGGCGAGGGACGTAGTGGTGGGTAATGAACGCTGGCTAGGCGTTAGCCTCCGTAACGACTCTCGCGCTTCGGACGAGTGGTCGTTGACCAATGGTTGTTCTTACAAAGCCGCTGGCGTGGGCAAAGGCATTAGCGGAGAACGCATGCACCTGGGGGTTATTGATGATTTCTGCGGACAGGAGCAAGAGGCGGGGTCGAAGTTATTCAACGACGGCATCTGGCTGTGGTGGGAAAACGATTTCGTTAACCGCCTTCAACCGATTTCAGCACGGGTGATTATAGCTAATCACAGAAACGAAGACGACTTGTGCGGACGGCTGTTAGCAAAAGAGGCCGCCAAGTGGAGGGTTGTGAGGCTTCGACTACTTATTGAGACAGAGGAACAAGCCGTAGACGACCCTCTTGGTCGTAGCGTGGGTGATTATCTTTGGCCTGAGTATTTTACTAAAGAACAGGTTGCAGAACGTATGGCGAATCCCCGTGCGTCAGGAATTCAACAACAAGAACCTTCACCGGAGAAAGGTGGTTTCTTCACGGCAGAGAGCATTGACGCCGGCGCGTATGACAGCCTTTCACAGATAAGTGTTGAGGCTCAGACTTACGCTGCAAGCGATCACGCTGTGTCAGAACGGCAGACCGCTGACCTTACCTGCATGGGCATTGGCAAGTTCGTCGGTGGCCACCTCTACATACATCCCGATATTGAGTGGGAACGCATTGGTTCTAAGAAAGCCGTGGACGCTTTTCTTCGTCTTATCCGTGCGCACAAGCCTCTTTGGTGGTGGGCAGAGAAGGGGCATATCTCGAAGTCGATTGGGCCGTTCCTCCAAGACCGGATGATGGATGAGAATGTATTCGCAAGCATCATCGAGGTCACGCCGACGAAAGACAAGATGACACGAGCGCAAAGTATCCACGCCATGTTCTCGATGGGCTTGGTGCATTTGCCGCGTTTTGCTCCTTGGTTTCAACGAGCGCGCCGGGAGTTATTGATGTTTCCCAACGGCAAGCACGACGACTTCGTGGACTTCCTCGCCCATTTGGGTCAAGGCGTGCATACCATGACTTCCCCTGCCGCGAGAAAAACTGTGGCTAAGTTTGTTGTCAACCGTCCTTTCCATATAACTCTGGCGGATGTAAAGCGGCAGGGGGCTTATCGTAATCGGCTTCATTGCTTGTCGTTGCAAGATAACTAAATCAAATGGAAGATAAACCATTAACTGGCCAAGCTGCTATCGACCAAGAGATTGAGTCGAATAGTATCAAGTTGTGGACGAAGCGTATCAAAGATGCAAAGAAGTTCTATGAAAAGGACTTCAAACGGATGCGTGAGAACATTCAATGGGCGGTGCAGGATAACATTGAGAGCGAGCAGTACGTGGCAAACTTCGTGAACCGCGAGGTCAACCAAAAAGTTGCTAATCTTTACGCGAAAGACCCAAAGGCCGTGTTCCGTCGAAAGAAACGCCTTGATTACCAGCTTTGGGATGGTAGCGTAGAATCCATGCAGGCGGCACACGCAAACGTGATGCAGGCACAGCAGGCAGCACAACAGGGCGGTATGGGCATGATGGCATTGCAACAACCCCAAGTGATTCAAGCTCAAGCGTTACTAGCTGATATTCAACATGGCAACGCGTGGCGGAAGATGGTAGAGCGCGTTGGCCAGTCTCTTGAGATTCTTTACTCGCATCAATGCGACACGCAAGCCCCGGACTTTAAGTATCAGATGAAGCAGTTGGTGAGACGCACGGTCACTACTGGTGTGGGTTTCGTGCGTTTGAATTTCTCCCGTGAGGACAACAGCGTGTTGACCGCCTCTGGCACGGATGATTCATTGGCTATGCGAGTTAAGAGAGCGAAGGCCATCCTTGAAGGCATTGATGATGACAAGATAACGGAGACTGATCCGCGCCACCAACAGCTTGCGGATTTATTCGTTAGTATCAAACAGAGTCAAGAGAACGGGGATACAACGAATGTTGAGGAGCGTTTGGAGTTTGACTTTCCCTCGGCCACGTCGATTATCGTTGACCCCAAGTGCAAGAGTCTTAAAGGTTTTGTTGGTGCACGCTGGATTGTTCAGCAGTTTATTTTGCCGTTGGAAGACGTTAATGCTTACTTTGAGACGGACATTCCAGTGAGCGGAAAGTTGGTTAAGTACTCCGAAGACGGTATTGAGAAACTCACGGAGAAGCCCGGTGATAACACCAAAGATCCGCAGGAAAAACCGTTGTGTTGCTTGTGGGAAGTTTTTGATATTCTGACGAAGACTTCGTTCTTCTTGGCCGACGGTTATACGGATTATGTTCGTGAACCAGAACCGTTGACTCCCAGCATCAACCGCTTCTGGCCGATATTTGCTTTGACGTTTAACGACACAGAAGTTGAACCCGGTGGCAAAGTCCACATCTATCCACCGTCGGATGTTGAGTTGCTTCGCCACCCACAGAAAGAATGGAATCGTTCGAGGGAAGAACTTCGCAAACACCGCAAGAGCAACCGGCCTTGGTATCTGACCAGCGAGGGTTGGTTGACCGACCCCGACCGAGAGAAGTTCGGTGACCATGAGTCAAGTGAGATTGTCGCGGTGAAGGGGATGCCACCGGGTGGTGACCTTTCAAAAGCCGTTATTCGTTTTGACGCTGCACCGATTGACGCAGCATTGTATAATACCCAGCCGCTATCTGAAGACGCTGGTTTGGTGATTGGTTCTAACCAGTCACAGCAGGGGCAGCCACAGAAACACGTGGCAGCAACGCCTGCGGTTATCCAAGAACAAGCTCGTATAAGCGGTGTGAATAGTAACGTCGACGACCTCGATGATTTGTTGTCAGAGTTGGCTCGTGCCGCTGGTGAGATGATGTTGAGGGAGTTCAACCTTTCTACTGTGAAGCGTGTTGTGGGGGTTGGTGCGGTGTGGCCTGAACAGAATCGGGAGGAATTCCTTAACGAGATTTATTTGGATAGTGTGGCAGCATCGTCAGGCCGTCCTAATCGCGCAGTAGATGTGGCAAACGCCCAACAGATTGGGCCGTTGATGCTTAACGCTGGCGCTAATCCTTGGGCGTTGATTCAGATGTATTGTAAGATTTTGGACGCAAACCTTGAGCCGGCAGACTTCGCTCCTACGACGCCACCACAGCAAGGCCCACAAGCCGTGCAGGGCAAAGGCGCTAAACCACCGATGCAACATCCGGGACAGGTGGGCCAGCAAACCGGCGGACTCGGCCATCCCGTGGGAGTTCAAATGGGTGGAGCACATTAATTTATGTTAAGAAAATACATGGTGCTTCGTGCACCAGCCGACGCTAATACCGCAGCGACCTCGTCGGACGCTGTCGACGATAAAGGTCAGGACTCGTCAACTGAACAACAGGCCGAAGAACAAGTTGACTCAATGGAGGAAGCAAAGCCTGAAGTTGAAACAACATCCGAGGATACGGCCACCGAGGAAACAGAGGAAGAAACCTCTGAAGAACAAACTGAGGAAGTGCAGAAGGAACAAGAAGTTCCCGCAGTCCTCGATAAACCCGAAGACGAGAAACTTCCATTTCACAAAGAACCTCGCTTCCAAGAGTTGATTAAGGAAAAGAACACGTATAAGCAAGAGCTTGATTCTATCAAACCCCAAGCTGCCCGTGCGAAAGTCCTTGACGACTTTGTCACAACCAACAACATCCAGCCCCAGCAAGTTCAAGAGGCGTTTGAATATCTGCGTTTGCTAAACAGCGACCCGCTGAAAGCGTACGCAATGCTCAAACCAACTTACGATAAATTGGCGTTGATGAGCGGTGACCGTCTCCCTGACGACCTGCAAGCGGAAGTTGCCGCTGGCACGTTGAGTGTGGAACGGGCAAAGCAGTTGGCTCAGACGCAAGCGCAACAGCAATACCAGCAATGGCGTGGGGCATCGTCACAGCAGATCCAAGCGGTGCAACACGAGCAGGCAATTCAGGGTTCGATTAACGCGTGGGCGCAAGCCGCACAAGCTAAAGACCCTGACTTCAAGCCCGCTACGGTTGGAGCGGTTGATGGGAAGTGGGAGTATGTGGATATGAAACTTCGTTCGTTACGGCAGGCTAACCCGCCGCGTAACAGCCAAGAGGCTGTTGTGTTGGTGGAGAAGGCTTACGCCGAAGCGAACAAGTTTTTTGGTTCATTCAAACAAAAACAGTTAACAAAGAAACCGGGACTGAAATCCCAAACCTCGCAGTCAAATGCGAGCGCGGTTGTCAAGAACCCAGAAGACGTGGTGCGAGCCATCATGTCGGGTAAGAGACCGCATCAATTGAAATATAGTTAATATGTCATTAGGATACGTAACAGCGACTGACCTCGCAAGTGCTTTGCTTCCGCTTTATACGCGGGGCGATACGATTGCACAAACCATCGAGGATAAACCCCTCCTGAAGTGGTTCGAATCAAACAAGAAAACGTTCCCCGGCGGCAAGGATTACATTAGTGACCCCGTGCAGGGAGCTTATA